CTGGTACAAGCCCGGAAGGTGCGCCTATTATTTTATTCACGATCTCGTCAGCAGCGTCCTCTGCTTCCTCTCGGGATAGAGGCTCCATCTGCTTCAGTGCTCGCTCGCGGCTTGCATTCAGCCTTGTGGTTGAATTTGCCCGTTTTTGCAGTCGGCGAAGCTCAGAACGATATTTCCGTGGATTATCCAGCAACTCCATATGGCGCTGATAGACAGGAAGCTCACTCTTTGCCTGCGCTATATCATCAAGGCGTGTTTTAAGGTCAGAGCTTTCTTTCATCATTCTTGCCTGAAGTTTTTCTGATGAAGTCTCGGCCAACTCTTTTTCTATTCTTGTAAGACGCGCCTGTGTGTCAGTCTCCTGAGATATAAGCTTATTTCGTTTATCCAGTTCTTCCATGAGTAGAATTTTTTTACCAGACCATTTCTCCGCTTCAGCGATTTCACTAGCGAGAGCATCAGCGCGCGGTGCTGATTCCTCTGCAGTTTTTAGCAATGAATTTATCTTTTCAATTCGCTGACCTGCTTTGTCAGCACCTTTGGCACTAATCCCTTGTATCCAGTTGGCAATTCGCCCTCTGAATTCAGTGCGGTCGGAAAGTATCTTATCGAACTTATAAATGCGGGGAAGATAACTCTTCGCCGTCACGACATCGATATCCTCAGGAAGGATCCCCAATTCCTGCATACGGGCTTTTGTGGTCTCAAAAATGGGGCGGATTCTGGCGGCTGCTTGTGAAACCTCAGGAATATCACTCTGATCACCACGGCGCATAGCCATGCCAACAGCTTCATTGAAATCAATAAAGTTCATCCTCTTCACGCCGCGGGCGCTGACAGATTTGCTGTACTGCTGGTAAGCATCACGAGTAGCTTCCATCTGCTTATAAAGCATGGCGTCGTATTGCTTAATCTTAGTCTCGACTGCCGTAAACGTAGCCAACCCCTCATCATTTTTGGCGAAGAAATAGTTATTTTCGGCAAGCTGCTGGTTAATCTGACGGGAAACAAGAGATGGTGATTGCGCCAAGCGGCCAGCAGGAGTGACACTCAACGTTTTGTTAGCAAGTCCAAGTCCAGCAAGCTGTTCCTGATCGAGTGTGGTATTGAAAACCTGAGCTGCACCAATGCTTTGAGGAGAATCCATACCTCGCAAATGATTACCTACTGAGTTAACCACTGCCTCGCGCGCGCTAGGTCCAGCAAGTAGCTGTGCACCAGCACCAAGGATCCCACCAACGAGAGCATCAACAACAACGTTCGATACGCTCTCCATCGGTGAGCGAGCTTCCTGAGTGGCCTGCAATGCGGCCTCTGAAGCAACACTGCCAGCAGCATTGGCTAAAGCAAAACGTCCGGCTGTTTCTGCAATACGACCGCCACGAACGACAGCGCCGAACGGAATAAACATAGAAATCGCATTGAATGGATCTGCTAATCTCATTGCTACAGAAGAGACTGTACCAGCAAATCCCAAGCCTGAATTGTATTCCATGTCAGCTCTCTGCTGATCGATTCGATGTTTAATTGCCATTGTTTCTTCATGCGAACCGGAGTTGATAAACGAATCTGCAAAATCTTCATAGCCTTTAATATCTGCTGCATCGTTATCAAATGGGTTATATCCTTCAACCCTGTCAAACTGACTGAAAGGAGCACTGGCAATAAAGCTACCCAGCGTGTTATCTATACGAAATGCTGCTTGTCTAGACCTTTGAACGCGTTGATCACTGGTAAATGGGTTCACAGCAGAAAGCAAAGAAGGTGTTTCCATATAGAAATTACTGTCATCAGGTGCTGCTATTTGCTGAATACCCTCGCCAAGCAACTCTTTAGGATCCTGTTCATATATCGGCATTATTTGCCCCCTGCGTATATATTGCTCGGAAGGTAATTGGCTGAACCATAACCGAATGGTTTTGTCAGATCTGGAGGAGTATATCCATCTTTATTGCTGAACTGCGGCAGCGGATTGCCTTCTCTCCGCACTCTAGCCTCATCAACACGCTGTTGCTGGAACTGAATGGTTTGCCTGTACATTGGAGATGTCAGCTGATCCGGCTTGAAACGAACAGGGAGACCATTTTCTCCAATATAATTTCTCGGTTCTATCGCTCCGTTTGCGTCAGGCTGTAAAACCATAACAGCATAACTCCTATCCCTTGCCGTAAGGCCATCAGAAACAAGTATTAAGTCCGTATCACTGCGAGGACCGCCAAAGGATTTTGATTTAAGCTCGCGTTTTTCCTGCTCCCACTGCCCCTGTATCCAGTTACCAGCACCATTATTTACTCCGTACAATGCCTCAGGTGCATACTTCATAACCTCTGCTTTGCCATTAACCGTAGAAACTCCCCAAGTGGTTCTGATCATGGCATTGGTCATTTTCTCAGCCTGTTCTGCATCGCCACCTGTCTGTACAAAGTTAGCATCGTAAATTGTCTGGTAATCTCGCTGATAGGCCGCATTTGATTTTCCTGGATCGGTAATATCCGGAGACCACGAACCAAAGGAAGTCAGACTGCTGGCGTTATTTTGTGCAGCAGTTGCCCTCGCCGCGACATATTTTTTGTCTCGCATGGCAGTGGAAAGCATCTGTTTCATTCGGTCATCCTGTTGGAACACCTGGCTGTAAGCCATATCAACAGCCTTATCCTCCGGCACGCCAGCGCGGGAATAATCGTAAACCTTGCCGTAAAATGCCATCGTACTTTTATCAAGTGTTGCCGCTGCCGCCGGATTATTATCGAATAACTGACCGTAGAATTTTGCCATCGGGACAACCAGCGCAGGATCTCTTGATGTCGCTCCACTGTTAAGCATTGTTTTAATCTGAGTTGGTATCATGCCGCTTTTAGTTGTGACGGTGACCAGTGTATTGATGCTCTGCGGATCAGATATGGAAAACGAAGGCGCGATATCCTGCGCGAAATAACGGTCTACCGCTGCCTGATTGTTTTTGTCGTTCGGGTCCAGCGGGAAGTTATTTTGCATTGAAGACACGAACCTGTTTCTTCCCTGCTGAATCTCCCACTCCCTATCCATCTCTTTAAATTTGGCCTGCATTTTCTCCCAGCGTTGCTGGTTAGCTGCAAATCCAGGAGCGTTTGGATCCTGTGGACGTAAACGTTCAAGAATGTCTTGCCGTCCTTCTGGAGTGAGGTCTTTAGCGGCACCAATGACACCTCCATATTGTATCTGCGCCTGCATATCCTTCCACTTCATAGCGCCAATGCGCGGACCATTGGCCCGGATAAAATCGTCCTCAGAAGGTAACTTCTCAGGTTTCAATCCTTCATCAAGGGCTGAATATGCATCTTTAACTACGGTGCTAAGCTGGTCCGCATACTGCTGGCGGTACTGATTTCTCAGCTCATTAGCCTGCCTCAATGCCTGTATTTGCATTTGAGGGCTCATAGCATCAAATGCCGCATTGCCCGTATAACGCTTAGGTGAATCAAGGTTAGTTAGACCAAGGGCTGCCGAGATACCAGTTTCAAGCTGTTCGGTGCTATAAGGCATACTGCCATTTTCGTGTTTAATAATCCCAGCACATAAAGCAGCTAGTGTCTTTGGGTTAGAGATATCAAGCTGATCATTCTCCCCAACACCAAGCTCACCACACAATGCCCTAATATAAGCATCAGTATTATTACCATCACTAGCCGGAGCATAGCGATTAACAATCTCGCTAACGGTGTCATAGCCTTGACGCTGGTAAGACAACATATTTTTACCCAACGCGCGGATTCCATGCTCAGGGGTAGCAAACGTTGCAAAACGTCCATCGCTACCGATCTGACCTTCCCACGGGTTAGATTTGCTCGCTTCAATATTACCGGGGTTATTATTACGTAAACCACGAGCATCCAATGAATTACCATGTGATATTGCACGACTCACACCATCAAGATCCCCTGGCTCTCCATTAACCTGAAGAAACTCGTTGTATTTTTGAGCGATATTTCCTATCCATGCTTGCTGCCCCATTTGTTCCTTGAGCTGAGTTTTCTGCTGAACACGCCACTCATCAGGAAGCCCATGCGCATCAGCGTATTGATCAATAGATTCAAATCGCTGCTTGGCTAAATCGACAAATGCTTGGTTATCGCTATATAGCCCCGCAGACTGAGTGACAGCCAATGCATTTCCTGACAAATACGTTTGATCTTGGAATTGCTGAAACTGCCCAACTTCATATCGACGTGCCTGATTGTAATAAGACTGCATAGACTGCTGGAGTTGAAAGGATAATTTATTCCTTTCCTCACTTTCAGGAATTGAGCCTAATAATGCCTGAGCCCTTTCCTGCATATTTTTCATAACAGCGTCACTCTGACCAAGAGCGTTTTTACCCTGTTTAGAAATCAGCCCATTTTCAGGGTTGTTAATCTGGTCATCTGCAAATTGGTTAAATTGCAGTAACGCCTCCTGGGCCATAGCAACATTCGCTTTCTGCCTGGCTTCACCATATGCCACCGCATACTGATCTGCGACATTCGCCAGCACCTGACCTGCTTGAGGAACATCGAAGGTCTGAAAACCACCGGTTTGCACACCACGACTTTGCACCTGGCGTCCGGATGTAGTAGGAACAACAGGCATCAGTAACCTCCTATTTTGAATCGGGAGTCAGAATTCATAAAACCTGAGTTAGATAACATTGGCGTGTTTCCTTGCTTACTAATCGGATTGATACTTCCGCTACCCAACTTATATGCACCGTATGCTTTTAGTGGTGCCGTTAACAAAGTGCTGGTCATCGATGATTTAGCAGCCGACTGAGCAGCAGCCCCCTGTGCCTGAGCATTCATTCCCTGAACCTGATACCCATATGCCTCACGCTGAGCATTATTCACTGTCGTTAACGCATCAAGAGTGCCGAACTGAGCATTATCCGCAAAAACGTCAAGAGCTGTTCCGCTACTTAATTCCGCACCGGTAGCCCCCATAGTGGCCGCCGCAGTGCCTGAGCGTTGACGCATTTCACGACGACGCTGATCCGCTTCAATATTCCCACGATTGATTGAATCCTGTGCCTGAGCTTCAGCAATTTCAGCATTCCGATCAGCTATGGCTGACTGGTATTTTGCCTGCTTGCTCTGGCTGTACATTGACGCGGCTGTGGATGCCACTGTGACGGCAACCAAAGCGATGGCTGGGTTACACATTATTTTCTCTCCATGTGAAATCTGTGGAAATTAAGACCAAGAGCACCATAAGGCGCGGCTTCTTCAAGCCTGAATCCAAGCCAGTGCAGCCATGCTTTGGCAACATGGTTTCGCTCGTCGACATAGTTTTCCAGGCGCGGATAAACTGCCAGCATCTGCTGCAATACAGGGCGGCAGTGGCGAAGAAATGTCTTCTGATATTTTTCGATGCGGCTGGTTCCGACCAGCCAGGGCGTACCATTGCCACCGATCATTGACGCCGGAGATACGCCAAACATGGTTACCAGTTCTCCGTTCGCAAATCCTGACCAGGCCATAGTCGCAGTACGCAGACCAACACGCAGCGCATCTTCGGTAGTCATCAGTGATACCGCATACAGTTCGTCAATATCAGCCTGACGAACATCCGGCAAAATCATCTGAAGATGCTCTTCGGTTGCGGGAATAATTTGAACATCGATCATCAGAATCCCCCAACAGTAAGGCGAGGAATAACGGCAAGAACAGACAGCGGCAACGGATCAAGCTGACGGATTTTTACACGTCCGTTTTTGCCCCAGTTACTGTCCAGTTTCACTTCTACTTTTCCGGTAGCATCATCAACAGGATCATCGTAGAACTCGAATTCACGCTGTGGATATTCGTACCATTTACCGCCGGGCGTAGTCGCCCAGATGCCGCGACTGGCATTCACAACCAGAGTAACGGACGGGATCACCTGTTTTTTGTCCAGCAGCGTTTCCTGTCCGTTAATGTTGATATCCAGTGTTTCGAATTCAGCAGTTATTGGCAGGCCGATGTGCACTACAGCCCCCGGAGATTCCAGCGTGACGGCACCTCCGGAAACCACTTTCTGTGGTTCCACGTTCGCATCAGAGAGGATGTTTACGGTCTGGCCTTCAAGATGAGACAAGCCGCCAAATGTCCGGCGCGCCATCTGCCAGTTCGTGGTGGCCACATTCCTGAGGGATGGCGGGACGTTCCTGTTAGCACGAACCACTACAGCGGTATTGCTGGTTACAGAAATAATGTCGCAACGTAATTCTTTTGACACTTCATCGCCAGTATCAGGATCAGTTCCGGTATAAGGGAACTGTAGTTGCGCGCCGACATCACTACTGGTGAAGTACGCACCACCAGAAACACTGATTGTATATTCCGCATGGTAATCCCATTCACCAGAACCACCAGTGATGGTCATCGTTCTGTCAGACGTATTTCTTCCATCATAGCTAAGGCCAGAATCAACAAAGAAAGCATCTTCATCGCTGGTAAATAAACGGCTGGACAGTCGCTCGATGTATCTCACTGTTTGCCCGTTAACGGTTCGGTTAACGACGAAATACACCGCATCTTCATTGCCTTCGCTGATACTGCATGTGCTTTCATATTTTCCGGTACTGGATTGTGGTGCCCATGCAAAAACCTGCTGATCACGCAAATAGGTCATCACCAGTAATTTACCGTCATCACGAATGCAGAAGGCACTGGAGTAAGGGACAATCGAGAAGCACCAGTCAACAATGCTGTGCTTCTGAAAAAGATGATTGGCAAGGATGGTCAGGTCGTTCCCCTGATAGCCGTCAACATCGAATGAGTAGGCCAGATCACGGACAACGCTGCCTTTCTCCTGGACGAACAGAGCAATATTCGCCACGGCAATTGGCGGGACGTTGCTTGAGCCATTTGATCCCTGAGAGCTGAATGCAAATGATGATGGGGTTAACACTTTGTTCTGGTCGCCGGTGATGACGTACTCACCTCCGGAAGTCAGCGCCACCAGAGAACCAACATCAATCAGGTGGCGGATCTCATTAACCTGACGTCCGGCATAGGTGTAGATAATTCTGTCGTCATCCTGCGTAGGATTGCTTTTGCCAAAATCCTTATAATCCCCGGTACGGCTGGCCCAGATAGTCTGAGGAAACGCAGTCGATGCGGCGAAGTAAAGACGTTGTTGATAATAAACAACAGTGCCAGGATAACCATTAACACTGTTCCAGGCATATTTAGCCCATTTATAGCTGGCATTATCCTCGCCAACGACCTGCGAAGGGATATAGGAAATCACCTCAGCAGTTGCAGTAGTGCCATTTGCAGCAGTGATACGGGCAATGCCAAAACCACTGTGCAGATACTCCCACTCAATGCCAGTATCATCATCACCGGATCCGCCCCAGCCATCCCATGATGTGCCTTCTGTATGCGAAGGGCGCAAAGTACCTGTTTTGCCTGCTGTAACGGCGCGATAGTAGTTACTGTCTGCACGGCGAATATCGCCAATCGACGTACTCTTACTGGTTTCCCATACCGGCACAGAATCCACTGCAGGCTGTTCCAGATAGAACAATTTGCCTACCTGCTCCGCGCCAAAAATAGAGGCGCTTGCCGTTAACGTAATTGTCCCGGTGCTGGCGCTGGCATAAACCGTCACTGACTCGTCAATATTGATATCTTCAAATGGCCCGTTCTTCGTTACCACATCAACCAGTTGCCAGTTGTCATGCGCATAGCGGCGCAACTCTTTCGGCGGGTATGCCGGATGAACCAGCGTAAGCACGTCTGCGCTTTGCGTGAATTTAATTCGGAACAGATCGGCTTCAGTATATGGCGTGGAAATTTCATAAATAACATTGCTGCTGTTCAGCACCAACGCACCATCTTTGATAACGCGCATGTACTGGTGTCCGAACTCCAGAGCATAGGTCTGAACCGTCGAGAACTGGAACGGGATCAGGCGGCATTTCCGATTTGGGTATTTGGCGGCACCGACAAAACGCGTACCAGGTCGATTCTCAACGCCGCCATACTGCCGCACGATAAAGTTATCGCACTTGCGCAATGCCACCTGGTACTTCGCCATGTCGATACGACCGTACAACGACGGTCCAATCTCACCACCGGCAAAGCTGGGCTGTATCCAACTGATAGCCATCAGGACAACCTCGCAATGGTAAACTCGTCAACCGGTGGCTGTGGTTCCTGTGATTCATTCTGGCTATGCGAGCCAGCACTAAGAATCACGCGATTGTACATATTGAGGGCAAACGTACCGAGGTCTGCATTCCCAGTCAGCGCCATGTTAATAGCTGCCGCAAGACGCCAGGCCAACGCCTCCATAAAAATGGCATCAAACATGTTCACATCTGTAACGCGAGAGACATACTTGAGCCATGCCTGAGGCTGGTCTGTGTAGATCAACTTTCCTGTTCCGTTGGTGTCTACACCTACTTCGTACTGAACGCGCATTGCTGCTGTTGGATTGCGTACACCAGGAAGCATAATTTCAGTAATGCGCAGACAATCGGACGGGTACTGATACGCATATTCCCAGTCAGGCGGTGGATTGCTCGTATCTGCCAGCGCCACGCGTTTGGTAGCAAAGTTCCAGTCAAAATCAGAAAGCACAGCATCACGGCAGGCCTCAAAGTGCAGCGAACATTCCCCCGCTTCCTTGCTGGCTTCCGTCAGGCTGTTAATGCTGCGGCTATTGCCAATATTGGACAGCGCACGATTGCAGATCTCTACTACAGAGGCCATTACTCACCCCCATTGCCGTACAGGGTTTCAGCCGCTGATTTTTCTACATCCCCGGAAACAGGAGCGATCGCCATATCAGTGATCTGCAGATCGGCGCTGCGATTAACACCATCGTCAGTTTCTCTGGCAGACAGGCCTCGAATAACAGCCTTTGCAGTTATCATCACTTCTGTTCCGACGCCCTGAGGTTGCGCCTTCAGCTTATTCAATGTGTCGTTATTAAGAGTGATGCACAGCCCCCACGGGTATTCATCGCGAGTTCTGGTTTCTCCGCTCTCATCCTGGTAGCTGTCAGTGCCGGTTTTGAGGTTTACGAGTTCCATATACACTCCTGCAATAAAGGGGCCGAAGCCCCTTGTCTGATCCGCGAGGCTTACACGCCCAGTTCTTTACGCTTATCTGCGATCTTCTCGCGGAGCGTTTCGGCTTTGGCGTTATGGTGTGGCTTCTCGTTAAAGAGCAATTCGTACTCTTCACGGAGCTTATCCAGTTCACCATCATCTGACACATCGTTGATGATTTTGGTGCTGGTTGCTGCCATTGACTCTTTTCCTGCAACTTTTGCTTTTGCCTGTCTGGCTGCATCGTTAACAGGTTCCAGTGCGCTACCAGGCTCACCTTCGTATTCGATTTCTGCCCCCTCCGGCCACAGAGTGTTATGGATATGAGAGAGGCGCAGAACGCGGTATCTTGGTTTCTCACCTGACATCAATATCACCTTAACCAGTTACTTTTGAGCGGATCGGATACGGCGTATTGGCATCAACATCAAGATTGATACCCGCAGTGAATTTGCCAGCCGTTAGTGGGCCAGTTGCGACGGAGTAGTTAACACGCAGATATCGCTGAACACCGGCTGGCACCTTTGCAGAAACAACTCGCTTACCTGCTGTCAGGGTGGCCTTTGCCAGTGCGCCACTATCATAAATAGTGGACCATGAGCTGTTATCCTCACTCGTCTGCAACTGGATGTTTACAGTTGCATCACCGCTTGCTGCGGCGGCTGTGTTAACCAGCGCCCAAAACTCAAGCGGGTAACCCACGCCGATATCACGACGTTTTCCGTCAATTGGACCGAGATCGATTACGTCAGTAGAAGCCGCGGTATCAGTTACCGCCTGTGCTTCGGAGAACATCAACAGTTTGTCGGTGATCATCTTCTTTCTCCATTAGTGGGTCTGTTACGACCCACAGGTTAATAACAGGCGTTACACCACGCGGGCTTCTGTTTCCAGAAGCGCATCAGTTTCACGGATTGGTACACCACGGAATGAAGTCCACCACTCGCCTTCTGTCTCTTTTACGCTGATCGCCAGAGATGTTTTCTCCAGAGATTGCAGATCAAGAGCCTGGCCTACAGTGCGGTTCATGTAGAACACCGGGCGACCCATGCCACGATTTGGAATGCGATGCAGTGCTTTAACCATCAACTTCGCAATATTTGCGGCAGAGGAAGGTTCTGAAAGATTGCTGACATCGATGTTTGCAATGCGAACAACATAACGCCAGTCACGCAGAGCAAGTCCGTTATCCCATTTGTAATGGGTGCGATAGCCTTCGTACTTGCCGCCATTAGCATCTTCCAGTGTCACCTGGCCTTTATCTTCCATCTGGATGCCAGCCTTCTGCCCTTTCGGGAAGATGCCATGCACGGTGTTTTCGCCCCACACCACTAACCAGATTGAGGTGTTATCTGTACCCGTGCCACCAGCATCAATGATGTTCTGAGCATTACCCGCAGACAGGCTGGAATAGCGGGAGGACAGTCCCATAAACTGCTGAGGGTTAACGCTGGAATCACCATAAAACAGCGTCTGCGCCATCTGCTGATTCATCGCTTCAATAAATGCGCGGTCTTCAGACAGGCGGAATTCGGCGGTATTGCCGTTCAGATCAGCCAGTGACTTATCGACTTCCGCATAGGTTTCCAGCATGCCAACGGAATCGGTTACCTGTACTGTGGTTGATTTGCTTGGCTGTACGCCATAGTTCAGCAAACGCCAGGTAGCTGAAGGTAAACCAGAACGAATGGTGGTTCGGTGTCCGGTAGGAAGGTTCCCTTCGACAAAAGGCATATCCTGAAGGATCGGGTTAGTTTGACCGAGAAGCTCGATAATCTTATCGACTTTCCCGTTTGGATCGACGCGCTTACCCCAGTCAGCCAGCGTTAGCGCAGTTAAGCCTTTAACAGCCATTGTCATTTCCTCTCTTATTTGCCATAGAGCACTTCGGCCGCACTACGCTGGCCTTCATTACCACCGGTGACCATGCCATCTTCAGACATCGCCTTTCCGATTTTCACGAACGTTTTGACCAGATCAGGGTGATTACCCAGCCCGGTGGTGTTCAGATATTCTTTGAGTTCAGGTGTCCCGAACTGGTCAAGCGCACGCTGTGCGGCGCTAAGGTTAGAAATCAACTTGTCGCCACCGATTTCTTTGTCAGCTTTTACATCAGCAGCCCACTGCTCGGTTGTTTTCTGCCAGGCTTCTGCCTGGCGCTGCTGAACACCTGCCAGAATCTTCGGATAAGCATCAACCAGCTTTTGCGCTTGCTCGTTGGTCAGGTTTAGTTCTCGCGCCACCGGCTCGAATTCCTTCAACGCTTCTGTATCCAGCTCTACGCCTTCGGCAGCCTGAAACTCGTACTTCTCAGGCGCACCCTCTGTTTTATCGCCGTCCTTTTTTTCATCCTGCTTATCGTTTTCAGGCTTTTTGTCATCAGCAGGTTTATCGCCATCAGCAACAGGTTGTGGCTTATCACCTTCCGGTTGTGATGGATCACCAACTGGAGCAGGGTTATCACCTGCAGGCGCTGACGGTTCTGACGCAGCCGGAGCTGCTCCACCATCGACTGGTTGCTCATTGCAAAGACGGCGATACAGCAAACGCTCAAATAAATTCATGATCACTCCTGTTCACTGGCCTCTTTGGCCATCTTCAAATACTGTTCAGGGCAATGCGCCATAACGCGCTGAAACAGTTCCAGCGCCAGATTGCGTTGCCCCTCATTAAATGCCATAGCCATAGCGTCCATCGGTGAGATAGCGGAAAACACACGGCCTTTCTCCAGCACCGACCAGACAACGCGACGCCCCTGTTCACTGCTCATGACAAAGCAAATGTCATCAATTTCACGCTGTGCCATGTCACGTTGCTTACGGGCGTTTTCTTCTTTCAGTTGATCGTCTTCGTAATCTGTCATTGTGATTGCCCACCCTGACCACTAACTGCATTCGCCATAGCTGACAAAACACTCGGATCCGAAGTTTTAGCTTCGCTTAGCGTCTTGGCACCCTGTGCCGCCGCCATCCCCATCGCCATCATTTGTTGCTGCTGTTGTTGCTGTGCCCGTTGCTGGCGAGCCTGCTCAACCTGTTCCTGCGGAACAATGACGGTTGGAGACACTCCGGACATATCAGCGAATGCATCGATCGCCTGATCAACGTTGAGTTTGTCGAGAGCTTCTGGTTTCGCTTGCGCAAGTTGACCAATGAAGTTGACCGTAGACGCCAGACTGGACAGGCCGATAGACTTCTGCGCCTGAGCCATGACGGAAATGTATTCGACCTTCAGGGGCATACCTTCCATCGCGTCAGGCGGTGGCGGCAGCATGTTTTTACGCACCATCATCGAGAAAGCGCGGTCAATGAGAGGATTAAGACATTCGTCGTTCAGACGCTCCAGAACCGGCCCCAACATCAGAAGTTTTTCTTCTTTCATTTCGATCACCGCTTCAACAGGCATCGAGCGGGTATTGATGTTCTGCAACATCATGAACAGATCGACAAAGTAGGCGCTGTTAATGATTTGACGGGTGTCCTGAATGTCTGCCACCAAATCTGCTGTACTGGGGTTAACCAGATAAGCAGGCCTGAAACCATCCTGACCAGTAATCTGATCGATATACGTGATGTCGCCAGGAAGAAGGGAGGCACGCTGATTCTTGAGGGAAGTCGGAGCAACCATCGGCGGATTGGTGGCTTTATCAATCAACTGCGACTTGCGCTTCTGGAGAAGTTGCAATGCCTTAACAGGTCCAAGCGCCAGCATACCCGGGCATGATGATCCATAAACATCTTCGCCGTTAACTTCCCAGCGCGGAGCCATAATTGGAAACTCATCGAATCCGGACTCACGCAACAACTTGTCGTTATCGCCACCAACCTCGTAATAAACCGATTTGAATGGCTTGTTCTTGCTATCCAGCTTCGATGTATCGCGGTCAATGTTCGGGTAAACCGAATGCATCACTTCAATCCACTTCTCGTAGGTTCCGCTTTCCCACATGCTTTTTACGGATTCGCTGACGTTATTTAGCCCGAACTCCTGAACAAGCTGACGAACAGTCATAGAGAACTTGCGAAAACAGGTGTCCACACTGCCACGAGGTGAGTTAGCCAGGTAGTAACTGCCTATCGGGAATGGCATTGTGCGAATGATGTCCTCGTCATCCTCCAGCACTGCCATTGCACCAGTGCTGTATGTGCCGAGGCTTCCGTATAACTGCGGCAGCGACTGATAGAGATTCGACTTATTGAACATATCGTTCATGCGGTTCTGCACCGCCTCAAGCCACAACTTAACAGGGCCATAATCCATCATTTCAGGATCTGGCGTAGCCAGGCGAAACCACGGACGCGCGGGGCTTGTGATGCCTGACATCATGCCGCTGGCGAGAGTGCGCGCCGCCATAGTCCCGGTCGAATCAATAATGCGTGTATTGCGTCGATCGTTACGGTTAACCTCAGAAGTCAGAAAGCGGGAACCACGCGGGTTGATGTAATCACTCAACTCGCGCCAGTGCGGCTCGAACGACTGACGCTCGCTTTCAAGTTGTGCGAACTGTTTGTTCAATCGCTCTTTAGTTGTTTCCGCCATTTCAATGACTCCGGTTACTGACCAAGCAGCGTTTTACCGCTGGTATTAGCAGTTGATGTGTCGCCCTGAGAACCGGTAAGCAGCGTAGAACTACGACCAGCAGCAGCGCGACGGCGACGAGTTTCTTCGTCGCGGGCATCAACAACGGCGGCATCCTGCTCCTGTGGTGCTGCCTGAACTTCTGGTGTTGCAGGCACTGATGGTGAGCTACCCATGCACATATCAATGACTCCGTACGCAATTAAATTATTACCAATTTAACCACATATGATTTATTTATCGTAGACAGTTGACATTTAACGTGCGAATTATTACCTTTCAGGTAACCAAAGAGTTCATTCCGGTTACTAACCTGACTGGCTTGTCGTTAAATTGAACAGGTGGAGTGAGCTTTTATTTTGAGCAGTACGGCGTATGGCACATGCGCCGATAGCGGTCTGGATGCGTTTAAGGGGCACCCTCCCTGGCTGTGGCAAACGAACCAGGTAGCCGGAATGTGCAAGTCGAGCGGTTTTATTCCGCGCACGGGGATTCACCATCCCGGCGATTCGGTGTGACGCCTCGGAAGAGACGAGGGTACAACGATGAGAGCATTTATGGAGCCGCGACAAAGTGTGGCGCCTTAACAGGCTAAGTGCTCTCAGCGTTGTGGCATTAGCTCAGTTGGACAGAGCAACCGCCTTCTAAGCGGTTGGTCGCAGGTTCGAATCCTGCATGCCACGCCAGAATCACGCCTAAGGACCGTGATGCCAGAAGTTCCAGGGGCTTGGCGGTGATGGTTTCCCTTGAAGGACTATCACCGCCCTTTTTACAGCAGGACGCCATTGCGATGACTTCATGCTGTAAACCAGTACAGCCACGGAAGGCATAACTCATTGCTTCCAGTTCGCCCGGTTCGCCGGGCATTTTTTTAAGGTGAGATCATGAAAACAGCCGACATGCTAGCTAAATATCTAAATGAATGGCCGTGCAAATATGTACGCATTGTTCAGGGTGATGACTCAATTTTTTATGGTGTTTTTGCAGGAAATGAAATGCTTTGTGAAGCAATTCCAGGTGAGCGACTTGCCGGGTTAACGCTTAGCGATGACCATGGAATAGGAGTTACTTGCCATGACTGGATTTCAGCGCAGAAAACTGAAATGGAAAAAGGCAATGTGTTTGATATTTCTCGCGCTGTATACGCCAAAGAAAAAAGTGATGATGATTACATGCGCGAAAACTTATACAACATGAAGTTACAATGCCTGGCTGAAGTGCTTAGTAAAAGATCTTTACTTGATGTGGTTGGTGCTGAGCAGGACGCCAAGGCAATCAACGCCGCATTCGATAAAATAACCTTCTAACGCCGTGACATGTCACAATCAGCCCGCCGATTCGCGGGCTTTTTTATGCAAAAGGATCATAGTCTGTGATGGCTTTGCCTTGCTGGTTCTGCTGCCCAGGAATTCGCAGACGCTTCGACACAGGGAAAGCAAACGTCAGCAGTAGCGCATCGCCTTTACCCGGCGAACGCCCAAGCCGCTCCTTGATATCTTCCTTCGGTTCGATAACGATTTTACCGTCCACACGAACTTTGTACTCTGCTGCCGACAGGTCGTCCGCTGTTTCCTGGTCATCCAGCATGCCGCCGAGCCTCAGCCATGTCTTGCATGAGTTGAACATCTCCCCACGCTTGTTGAGCATCTGCGGGTCAGTAGACGCGCCACCGAACGGAACAAGTTGCCATGTACGACCCCAGCCGTCACCGATTGACTTCAGACCAGTTCCGTAACCGAAGTCGATGAACACTGCGTCAGCCTGGTACTGGTCTTCAAAGTCAGCGATACGCTTCGCCATAATCAGATCGTCAGTGGTCTTGTTGCCAGTCCACAGCACCTTACTGTGCAGCCCCTGCCGCAGGTATATCACAGCGTCATCAACGCCTGAGTATGCCGGGTCAACGCCGATTATCACCGGAGCATGTGCAACCTGCGCAGCGGTTACCACCCGTTTCATTGCCTCGTCAGTAAGACCGGTAGGGATAAACTGCAATTCAGATGCATCAGGGAATATGCCGCGCACACGGATTTTAACGAAGTCGCTATCTTCCCCGTAGTCATCAACCCATTTCTGCAACTGCTGTTTGTTAGTGCCTTCCACCGTCCGGCTGTCAATCTGCGCAGTTTTCCAGCGGTGTTTATATTTGCGGAAACATTCGCGGAAACGCCCGGTGTTACGTGTAGGGTTTCCGAACGCTACCCAGATAATCTCAGTGTCTTCGTCCGTAAGCGCACCCTCAGCAACTTCCCACACCAGATCCGCAATGTTCGACGCTTCATCGAATACCACGATGATGCGTTTGCGCTCGTTGTGTAGTCCGGCGAACGCCTCAGTGTTGTGCTCAGACCAGGGGATTGCGTCAGCTCGCCACCGCTTGTCGTGCCCAGGGTCATTGCTGTACATCGCGGTAGCGGTACAGGTAAACCAGTCTTTCGTGATAGCAAGGTTCGACCACTTGATAATTTCCGGCCAGGTCTTCGTTCGTAGCTGGTTGTCGGTGTTGGCGGTCACCACAACCTTACAATCCTCGCAAGTGGACATGCCCCAGTTGATCAGCATTGAGATGAATGCGGATTTACCAATACCGTGACCCGAAGCGCGTGCCAGCATAAGCGGCTGATAGCGCGTCTCTGGATTCTGCAGGTGATCACGTATCTCTCGGAACGCATCAGCCTGCCACTGACGTGGACCGGTGGCATGTGCCAGTTCAGTCCCATCTTCCCCCCACGGGAACGCATAGAGGGCATAGCCAAGCGGATCGTGAGTGAACCCTGCAATATCCTCGATTAACTGCTCTTCAGGAGATAACGCTGTATCTGTCACTGATTACCATCCTGACGTTCTTTGAGTCGCTTCCTGGCTGCTGCTATGCGATCAGCAATTGTCACATTCACATTAACATCCAGACGTTCTTTGAATGCGTTGACATCAACATGCTTACCAATCAGCTCAAGGTTCTTCACCTTGTCAGGCCATTTAATTTTTTTGAGGATTGTCTCTATTGAATCCTCGTTCATGTTCATGATGGTCGATGACAGATCAAAGCCACTAAGCGTAGTGCGCCAGATTTTCGGCCACTCACGGATTGGTTTAAGGCTCCCATCGTCGTTGAGGATGTCGATCACGTCCATCTGGTCGATCTCCACCAGGCGCATGAGAACGTAATCAGCACTGACACGCATTCGTTTGTTGCGCTCCTCCATCAACTCGGCAATCCGTTTCTGAATGCGTTCATCGCGCATCATGACACTGGCTTTAACTGCCGCTGTATTTGGGGAGAATCCTGCGTTAATCGCAGCCTGAGTCTGGTTTTCAGGCGTTTTGATGTATGACTGGCAATAAGCCTCCTGCATTGCTGTGAGCGGCTTAAATTGCGTTGATTTGCGTTTATAGGTTTTAGGTTCAGCAGGCATCATAACTACCGTGGTAATTGTTACCGTTGTGGTAATAATACCATGCAAAATAAAGCCGCCATAGTTGGCGGCAGTATTCAAAATCCATCAAATTCATCATGCATAATCTACTCGTGACATGTCACACTATTAATTTCGTTTCATGCCAGCCTTTAGTCACCCAGCATTGTGAGTCACCATTACACGGACATGAATTAACTGGAACTCTCTCGCCGCACTTACCGCAACGTGTTCTGCTGATCGATTTTATACGCCCGTGCACGCGTGCATCATCCTGGCGGATCAGTAACGCTATATACTCACCAAATTCGTAAGGCGCACGCCCGGGGCGACGCGTGGCACAGTTACGCTCCAGAATTTCAATTTCCTGAGCATCAAGCACAATCTCCAGCTTACGCACACCAGATGCAGCTTGTCTGGCTCTCTGAGCGGCTTTGCGCTCTGCTGCTGATTTAGCCATCAATATTTACCTTTATCGCGAACACCTTTACCGGTTTATCACCGAAGTGCGGATGTGTGATTGTCTTTATTTCATATCCGTTATACGGGACGTCAATTCTGCGACTGAAGTCTTCGCGCTTCGGATATCCCTTTGTGATAATCAGGCGGTAATACTTACGGTTAACGAGGCGCTTATTCCAGTAGTCATTACACAGGCGATACTCTTCCGTTTTCTCCCCGCGAATCATGGCATCGAAGTATTCACCTTTAACGGCAAGTTGCAGGTTAGCCACGGTTAACCTCCTTCGGCGGTTCTGGTAGAGGCATCCAGTGAGTTACATGTGCCCCGTAATGATTCCAGAACGACGCAACTGGCGCACTGTCTCCATCAGGGACAACCCAGTAATCGTGATGAACTTTATTATTAAGCCCATCAAACACCAGATACTCTTTACAACTTCCGGGAATGTTCTCAGGCATTCGCTCACTACAGCTTATCCAACCATCCAGAGTTACCGGAGTTGGTCCATCGAATTCGGGCATGTCAGGACCTTTTCTGATAGCTTTAGCCAGCTCCAGCGGGTCATCGTAAAGCCAGTCGCCAGTTTGTGGGTGATTTGCTTCTGCAAGCTGCGCAGCCCATTCAAGACCATCTTTTTGACCTTGGAGATAATCAAGTGGCAACTCTTCATGATTACTTGCAGGTTCGGCACCATGAAGCATGGCGGCGCGGCAGGCGTTCCAGCCTCTCACCTCTGCAATAGCGGCAACAGCATCAACCGCGTACATGCTAAGAGGATTAGGCATTGGTTTTTCTTCCGGTACTACTGGCACTGGAGGGGTGGCGTAGAGTGGAACTCCTCCCCCTCCACCAGAAAATTCATTGCGAGCGTTATACTCACGACCATCTGCGTCATCACGCATCCACGCCACCGGTTCTGCTTCCAGCGAGGCTAACGCTATTTCATAAGCCCGGCGCTCAATATTGTCTCTCACGTCCAGGCTGCCTATGCGCTCTTTGATTTCTTTAATCAGTTCTTTGTCGGTAAAAGTGCTCATATCAATCTCCTTTGGTACCAATGTTTACAGCCTGGCAAGCCTCTTTGAGCACCCAGTCAACCGCGTCTTTCCATGCTCCGGTTTCGACTGGCGGATTCTCGCGCTTTACCTGTTCATAGAAGCGTACTGCTTTAACCAGTCCTTCTGATGTCACCGAAGCTGGCGGGGCCGTGAATAACGCCTGAATTTCATAGTTTGGTCTGTC